GGTATTTTTACACGCGTACAAGTTGTTTGAAAACCAAAACATTAAACTTAGACTAATCTAACTTACCTTAACGCGCGCACGCGCGAGAGCATGGCTAAACCAGGACCACAGAAGATGCCGCAGAAGCTGGCAAAGATGAAGGGCAACTATCGCCCTAGCAGGTATGGTGATGATCAGAGCGAACGCGCCTTAGACTTCATCAACAAGGATAGTGGCTATCCTGATCCGCCTGAGATACTAGGCGAACATGGGCGGAGGACATGGGTTCAGATCATGCAGCGTGCTATGATGTTTGAGGATTGGATATGCTGGGATGAGTTGAATAGCTTGACTGCATATTGCGGTGCGGTGGATGTGTTGTATCAGACTACGGGGCAGCCTTACGATGAGGTCACGGAGAAGGGTGACAGGCGAGTGAGTGTAGATTTCAAGGTATGGAAGGATGCTTGTTTACTGATTGACAGATTTAGTCAGCGATTTGGCTTAGACCCTGCGAGCAAGAGCGGGTTCAATTTTGGCGAGAAGAAGGACGAGGACGACTTTACAGAGTGGAGACTCTAGATGAACCATACTACTTTGACGAACGCGCAGCCGACATAGCTGTGAAGTTCATTGAAAGTCATTGCCATCACATATCGGGCGAATGGGCAGAGCCGTTTGACGAATACGGCAACAGAAGAGATACGCGGCTGAAGTTAGCTGAGTGGCAAAAGGAAGAGATAATCAGACCTTTGTTCGGATGGAAGCGCAAGGACAACCACAAGCGCAGATATACCACCTTATACGTTGAAATCCCAAAGAAGAACGGAAAATCAGCCCTAGCAGCGTGTATTGAGGCTCTGTTTCTGTACTTAGATGACGAACCAGGGAGCGAATTATACATAGCTTGTCCTGTTTCAAAGGACCAAGCGGCTTCTCTTCTGCTTGAACCGCTACGCGCAATGATCGAAAAAAGCCCAAAACTGCGCGAAAAGGCGCGGATAATGGGTACTAAACGCTACACAAAAAGCATAATAGTTGGGGATACATTCATCAGACCTCTGACCAGAGATGCTGCAAGTAGTGAGGGATACAAGCCACAGGGAGCATTTATAGATGAAACACACGTTTTCAAGGATGCGGGAGTGATCGAGAACCTTGAAAAATCTATGATTATCCGCAAACAGCCGCTAGTATGCTACACAACCACAGCAGGGAGCGACATGGCGGGGGTAGGCTATCAGAAGTCACAGTATTACAAGAACGTGAAAGCGGGAAAGGTGGATGACCCTAGTGCGCTGGTGGTGATCTACGGGGCAGATGTAGAAGATGACCCTTTTGATGAAGAGACATGGCGAAAGGCGAACCCGATGTGGGATATTAGCATCAATCAAGACCAGTTCCGAAAAGAAGCAGAGAAAGCGAAGCAGAGCGCAGCAAGTTTGAATAGTTTCAAGCGGTATCACCTCAATATATGGACAGGATCTGAGGAAGCATGGATAGCAGACCACGAATGGGTAGAAAGTTCGTGGGATGTCAAGGATAGTTACCTCAAAACGCTGCCTTGTTATGGTGGCTTAGACCTTGGCTCTACGTCAGATATAAGTGCTTTTACGCTTTTATTTCTCGATGGAGATCGCTATATTAGTAAGAATTTTTTCTGGCTACCCGAAGAGCAAGGAGATTTCAGCGCGCAAGAGCGCAATCAGTACTATTTGGATTGGGTTCGTGACGGGTACATCGTTGAAACTCTAGGAAAGGTAACAGATTACGACTTCATCGTGAACCAAATGTTGAAAAGCGTGGAGGAATACAATGTTGTGGGCATCGGCTACGATCCGTGGCAAGCTACAAGTATCGGCAAGAAGATGCTTGACGAGGGCTACGAAGAACTTTACGCAATCCGCACAGGGTACAGAACCATCAGCGAACCTACCAAAAAGATGCACGATCTAGCGCGAGAGGGCAAGTTTAATCACTTAGACAACCCTGTTCTGCGTTGGATGGTCGGCAATGTGGTCCTAAAGATGGACGATAACGGCAATATCAAGCCCGACAGGGGCAAAAAACGACACAAAATAGACGGGGTTTTGAGCAATTTGTACGCTCTGACTTTGAAAATGGAGAAGGATAAAGAGGACGAAGGCGGCAGCTACGCAGATTCTAATGAAGTAATTGTAATCTAATGAGCGAAAAACTAAGAGAAATCGGCAAGATTCTGACCGAACGAAAGCACCTCGACAACAAAGTAGACGAGTATGTTCGTAATGGCATGAACAGACGGGAGGCATTCAACAAGGTTGTAGAGGTTGTGCGTTCTGAGTTCCCTAACTGTGAGCGCGTTCACTACAAGAGCGCGGACAGTTATGTAAACTGCCGCAACCGTGAGAGGCGGGAGCAGTTGAAGAAGATGAAATAAATTCAAAAAAATGTTGTCACGACATTTCTAGCCTTGCCCTACATCTTTGTGGTTAATGTCCACGAAGTTCACCATACGACAAGGCGATACATTCACAACGATAGAGACTATCACCGACCAAGCGGGAAGCGCGGTAGACCTCACGGATGCTACTGTCACTATGACCATAGTAGACCGCAATGGAACGGATCTGCACGAGCAGGAAGTCACAAGCCACACCACTCCCGCGAGTGGAATCACTACTATCACAATTTCAAAGACAGCCACAGCAGCCATACCACATGGATGCTATGACTATGATTTGCAAGTATTGTTGTCTGACGGTACGGTATGGACTTTTGCTGTTGGGCAGTTTGAAGTTCAACCTGACTTAACATGAGTGAACATCAGAAGTATTATCGCTCATCTAGCACTACAAGTTACAGCAAGACGAGCAACACTACCGAATATAGCCGTTCGAGTGTAAACACAAATGAGGGCTTGATAGCGGGTATAGGTGATGTGATAGATGTGTTCTACTTGCTCATGGAATCGGGCGACTTCCTTTTGCAAGAGTCAGGCGATAGAATAGAGTTAGAGTAATGCCAAATCAGAAGATAAGCGAATTAACGGAGTTAGCTGCGGGGAACGTGGCTAATGATGACGAGGTGGCGATTGTTGACACTTCGACTACTTCTACAAAGCGATGGACTTGGGCTAGTATCAAGTCAGATATACTATCATGGCTTGGGTTTACTGCTACTGAGGCTAGTTATTTGAGCGGGGTTACTTCTGCCATTCAAACGCAGATAGACGGCAAGGCTGATTCAAGTCACACGCATACACTAACAGACATAACAGACTCAGGGGCTTTGGCAGCGCTTGATACGGTTGGAACTGCTGAGATAGATAATGATGCTGTAACATTTGACAAGATAGCGAACATTGCCACTAACAGGGTTTTGGCTCGTAGTTCTGCGGGTAGTGGGAGTGTAGAGGCTTTGACTTTGCCCAACTTCCGAACTCTGATAAATGTCGAAGATGGCGCAGACGTAACAGACACCACAAATGTAACAGCTGCTGGTGCTTTGATGGATTCGGAAGTCACAGACTTAGCAGGGATAAAATCACTTGACACATCAACGCTGCAAGTGAAACCAGCAGAAGGGGCTTTCGTTGATGGCGATAAGACAAAACTCGATGGGATTGAGACAGGTGCGACAGCCGACCAGACAGGCGCAGAGATAAAGGCTTTGTATGAGGCGGAGACAAATACCAACGCTTTTACCGATGCAGAGCAGTCAAAATTAAGCGGTATCGAATCGGGCGCAGATGTCACAGATGAGACGAATGTAGTATCAGCTTTAAGCGGGGCAACATTAAGCGATGCGGGTACGCCACAGGCAACGGACAAGGTGCTTGTTCAGGATTCTTCCGACTCAGACAACTTAAAGTATGTTGATTTCAGCGACTTTAGTTCAGGCACTACGGTAGATGTAGTTTCAAACGTAGCTGCAGACCGCATACTTGGGCGGGTAACGGCAGGAAGTGGTGATAGCGAAGAACTAACAGCGACTCAAGTTCGTACGTTGATAAATGTCGAGGATGGGGCAACGGCAGATCAAACGGCAGCAGAGATAAAAACAGCATACGAGAGCAATGCAGACACGAACGCTTTCACAGACGCGGAGCAGACTAAGCTATCGGGCATTGAAGCAAGTGCGGATGTTACAGATACAGCCAATGTAACGGCAGCGGGTGCGCTCATGGATTCTGAAGTTACGGATTTGGCGGGAATTAAGGCACTTGACACGAGTACGTTGCAAGTCAAACCCGCAGAGGGTGCGTTTGTAGATGGAGATAAGACTAAACTTGATGGCATTGAAACGGGGGCAGATGTTACCGACACAGCAAATGTGACGGCTGCTGGTGCTTTAATGGATTCTGAGGTAGATGCAGACATCAAGACCCTTTCGCTTCCTGCAAATACCACCATAAGCACATTCGGGGCTACTTTGGTGGATGATGCTAGTGCTGCCGCTGCTAGAACCACGTTAGGCATATCGACAGCGAGTAAGACGGCAGAGGGGCTAGTTGAACTTGCGACCACAGCAGAAATTGATACAGGATCAGACACGTCGAGAGCAATGCCTATTGATCAGTTTGTGGCATCTAAGCGGAATGTTACTTGGTTGGTCTTTAATTGCGTAGCCCCTGGAACTGATTGCGCGGTAGACACAAACCTTTGGGGGGACTTTGTGAGCCCGATCGCGGGAACAATTCTACAAAATGACGCTTCTCCTTTCTATCTGTACGCAACTAACTCAACAGCAGGCACAACTGGAACGATGGTAGTGGACATTTCCATTGGTGGAACAAGCATAATGACCACCAACAAACTTGACTTTGACACGGGAGAGAAAACCACTACAACAGCAGCAACACCACCTGACTTGACAACTACAAGTTTGGCGGTTGGCGACATAATCACGATAGATATTGACTCACTTCACACGACACCCGCTAAAGGGCTAGTGGTTTATATGGCAATTAGACAATGATCTTAAACAGAGCATATACGGCAGGCAATGGGCTATTGACAGATTTGCAATCCTATTGGAAGTTGGACGAGGCATCGGGGACACTTTATGACGCGCATGGATCAAATGACGGCACAAGTGCTGGTGGGCTTACTTATGGGGCGACAGGCAAGGATGGGGATTGTGTGCATTTTGATGGCACGGATGACAGGGTTGACTTTGGTACGGGGCTGGACTTTTCGGGGCATTCAGGTATAACCATTTCCATGTGGATTAACATTGACGCATTCCCTACATCGGGCAACTGGGGGTATCTCTACGCCAATGCAAAGGATGGTAGTAATACACAGATTATTTTGGAGCTAAAAAATGAGGGTGGAACACAACGACTTCAAGGCGGCACAAACGGAACAAATTTCCAACTCCCATATTATAACCATTCTATGTCTACAGGCACATGGTATAATGTTATGATTACGCACGATGGCAGTAGGTTTAGATTGTATTTGGATGGGACAAATGTTGAAACAGGGCTATTTGGTAGCACAGGATCAATCAATACAAATTCAGATAAAAATCTTATTGGCGCATGGTGGAACGGGACATCATACAGTAGACATGTTGATGGCAAAATAGATGAAGTGGCGGTGTGGTTTAGGGAGCTAGACGCGACGGACAGAACGAATGTGCAAACCCTTTTTTATGACGACTTCACATCATGAGATACTGTAAAAACATAAACGGAAAATGGGAAAAGGTAGCTACACACAAGCTACCCAAGAAGGTCTATGACTCTGACTTAGATGATCATATTGACCTAGTAGACGAAGCAACATTCAATAAGTATGGCTACTTCCAACTGGAAGGGGTGAGCTATAACCCAAAGTCACACAAGCTCTCAGACGAATTAGAGAAAGTTGGGACTAAGATTCGCCACAAGCTCACGGCACTTAACCCAACATTATTTGACCTAAAGAACGGGCTTTTAATGGAGCTAAAGGGCTACCGAAGGACAGCCTACACAGAAGCGAAGCACGCCTTTGACTACTACAAGGACACAGGTCGAGCAAGCGAACTAAATAACCTAAAGACGAAGATAGGTGAGTTCTACCAACTACACGAAACAGAACGCGCAAAGATAGAGGCACTCACTACGATTGATGATGCGGCAAATTACACGCTGCCAATGGATGACATTAACAAGGGGCTACAATACCTCAGAGAT